TGATAATAAAAGAGGATTTGGTGGAGCATGCTTTCCTAAAGATACAGCAGCGTTTGAAGCTTTTGCAAAGACGTTTTCATTACTATCTAATGCAATATCAGTCAATAAGGAGTATAGAAAAAATTATAAGCTCGATAAAAGAGAGAAAGAGCAGAACATTACGTTCAAAGACATTGGAAAAAAATAGTAAGTTAAGTAAATAGCTGTATGGCAATGGCAAGTATAGATAATTTAGCTCCTACTAAAAGTCTTATTGATTTAACTAACAAAGATAAAGGTGATTTTGGCTTAGAGGAATATGACTTAACCTTTCTTTTCGATGATATTCTTTTGATCGAATATGTAGATTTAGTTGAAGAAGGTAATACAGGAGATGCTGTAGAAAGAAATGGAATTTTGATACCAACAAATACTCTTACAAGAGCATGGAGAAAGGGTAAAGTTATTTTATCTGGTCCTGATTCTAAGTATGTAAAGGAAGGTGATATTGTTCTTTTTCCTAATAATATGGGTGTTACTATTTCAGGTGTTACCATACCTGGAAAAGGCAGCGTCAATAAAGGTGTTTTTCTGAACGAAGAAAGAATGTTTGGTATATGTAAAAAGAAAGATGTTGATACAAAAAGCAGCTCTTGATAGCATTTTATTAGATAATGTATGTGAACTTAGATTTCCTCGTAGAATTATTAAACCAGGATTAGCATCTACGAGAAGAATGCTTTGTACTAAATCTCTATCTTTATTAAATTCAGTTAATGGTAGAGTATCTCTTAACTATTTTCCACCCAAAGGGGCACCTAGACCTAATCTTAGCTCTGATAACTTAACTGTAGCGTGGGATATATTAATGCAAGATTATAGAAACATTAATATGAATCAATGTGACTTGATTCAACAAATACCAGCAGACGATGATTTTTGGGTCTACTTTAACGAAAATATATACCCTATGTCTGCTGCGCAGAAATTAAATTTTATGAATTCATGAATGTAAGTTTAGAAAAAATAACTGATTTTTTAAAACCTTATCTGTTACAAGATATAGTAATAAGAACAGATAAAAAAGTTTTGAAAAGAGGTAAGTTAAAAATATTTCAAGTTAAGCAATATTATGTTAATTTAACTTTAGAATATAATGGAGCTAATAAATCATATGAAATACCTTACCCGTATAAAACTTACAGAGATGAAGATGTTGCTGTTTTAAACTATCAACTAAGTTCTTTTATTCCGAAAAAACAAATGAATAGAGTAAAGTTTTTAGACAGTTCATCAAAATCTAAGATCTATAACAATCTCGTATACGTATTGACTTCTGAATAACGTATAATATAATAAAGTGTGATTGGCGGGTTACTAAAAAGTTTTCCGGATGGTTATACTCCTAACCCGGCTCAAGTAAAATTACTTAAAAATATCGATCAAGCATTTGATGATGGATATAAGGTTGTAGTATGTAATGCCCCAACTGGATCGGGGAAGTCGTTTATATCTAAAACTATAGGTAATATATCTAATCAACCATCTAAAGAGTTTAGAGAATTGGTAACTAACTATCTAGCTTATAGAAGAACGCAAGGAGGTGGTTATTCTTATGAAGATGAATGTAATGATGAACCAGCTTTTGGTTGTACTGCTTTAACTATAACTAAAGCTCTACAAGATCAATATAAAGAATTATTTGATGATGTACAGGTATTAAAAGGTAAGTCAAATTATACATGTGATGTTGATGATAGGTTTACTGTAGAGTTAGCTCCTTGTTTGCATTTACCTAAAATAAAAGAAGAATGTTGGGCTAAAAATAATTGTCCATACTACGAGCAACGCAATAAAGCTCTTACATCTACATTTAGTACTTTAAATTATAATATGTTTTTTTCTTTACCTGACCATTTAAAGAAAAGACAGTTTTTAATATGTGATGAAGCTGCAGAATTGGAAGATCAATTAGTAAAAGAGTTTTCATGTAATATAAATTTTGAAGCTTTAAGTAAGCTTGATATTAAGATAAAGCCCTTTTATTCTAGAAATAGCTTGCAAGTTGTAAAATGGGTAAACGATCTTATTTTAAATCTTAATGATAGAGTAGAAGAATTAAAAGAAATAACTAATAACAGTAATAAAGTAAATAAAAAATTTATTATCGAGTCGAAAAAGAATTTAATATTTTTAAGAAATTTACATTCTAAGTTATCGCTTATTATGGATACATGGAATGAGAGTGAATACTTATATGAAGCAGATAAAAAAGGTATAACATTTATGCCTCTAAAAGTAGATAAGTTATCTAATCATTTATTTAAACATGCTGATAAAATAATATTAATGTCAGCTACTATTATTGACCCTAAAAATTTCTGTAAGAGTTTGGGTATTAAAAAATTTAAATACGTAGAAGCTGAATCTTCTTTTGATGCTAAAAATGCTCCTATATATTGTAATACTAAATTAAAGCTAAATTTTCATAACTTAAAACGTAGCTTACCTAAAATTGTAACTCAAATAAAAGAAATATGTGATTTTCATAAAAACGATAAAGGTATTATTCATACACATAACAATACTATTACCTCTTTCTTATCTGAAAGATTAACTGATAGTAGATATTTGATTCGTGAACCTGGAGTCCGTAATGAATCTATATTAGAGCAACATTATTTAAATAATGATCCTACTGTATTGGTATCGCCTTCAATGAGTCATGGAGTAGATCTAAGAGATGATCTAGCTAGATTTCAAATATTGGTCAAAGCTCCCTATTTACCTACTAAGGATAAAAGAATAGAAAAGTTAATGAAAAATGATTTTGATTGGTATTCGAATAAAATGCTATGCTCTTTAATACAATCATGTGGAAGAGGCGTTAGATCTCATAAAGATCATTGCATTACATATATTTTAGACGGAGCTATAGTAGAAAGTATAGTAAATAATAAGCATAAACTACCGAAATATTTCATCGACAGGTTTTTGTAATAAATATATAAGTACGAATGAAGAATAGAGCATTTCATTTTGAGATAAAAAATCTACTAACACAGTTTGTAGCTGCATTTGATGATGTAGTTATAAGCCGGTATAATAAAGACAGGCAAGCTCGGCAAAATATAGATGTAAGATATGTGTTTGCTCCTAAGCAACGTGTAATGTATGATATTATTAACAAAGCTCAAAACTTAACACTGCCAGTAGTAACAGTAAATTTAGAAGGTATTACTAGAGATAACAGTCGCGTTTTTAATAAATTAGAACCTTCATATATACCAGCTCAAGAAAAGGAATCTTCTAAAGTTTCTTCAAAGTTCTTAATGCCAGTTCCTGTTAATCTTGAAGTAAGTATGTCTATATTAGCTAGGTATATGCAAGATGTAGACCAAATCATTTCGAACTTTGTTCCTTACAATAATCCATACATAATTCTTTCATGGAAAGTTCCAGAAGAGTTTGGAACTGAGTATGACCAAGAAATAAGAAGTGAAGTTTTATGGAGTGGTAATTTAACTTACAATACTCCTACTGATACAACTTATAGCGACATGTTTAGAGTAACAGTTGATACTTCCTTTACTATAAAGGGGTGGCTGTTTCCAGAAGAAAAATCAACATCAGGTAATATATATAAAATTAACAGCAATTTTGTAAATGTAGATCTTAGAAATAGAATATATTCTCCACTTGATCCTACTGAAGTTACAGAAAACTTATCGTATCAACAAAGAGGTTATACTGGTCTTTCAAGTTATAGTACTACAGCTTCTCTTTGTTCTGAAACTGTCACAGTTTCAGGTCTACCAGATATAACTAATTTATATTATTCTTCAACAGGCACATTAGTTCCTATAGAAGGAACATGGACAGGTTCATTAACTGATATTATATCTGGCATATCGAATACTTTTATTCTTTACGGAAAGCAATTTGATACTAATTTAAATTTTTATCTAAGCTCAACAACTATGGGGACTGCTGCAGATGGTGATAATTGGTTTTCTAATTACCAAAAAATTACTTCTGCTAAAATGGAAACTATAAGTGGGTTTAAACTCTCTGACGATTTTTATATCGTTTCAAACGACAACATAGCAAGTATAACCTTACCACCATCCACATTAAGTGCTTCGGGTGGTAAATTTAATTTTGTAATAGCTAACGAAGCTGGATGGTCAAGTACGTACCTAGCCACTAGCTCTATCCTTAATTCAACATAAATATATATAAGATGCCAGGAACCGGATCATCAACAAGTTCAAATCAGAATCCTTCATATGTAACAAATGATGGACGTGCTTCTACTTTTGGAAGAAGCTTAATTCAATATATTCAAAATAGATTACCTTATGCTTCAACTGGAGAGCCAGAAAGCGATGCTTTAAATCCTAAGTATAAGTTTTTCCAAAAAACTGGATTAAAGAGAGCTGAGGCCTTAGCTAAAGCTTCCGTATCATCTTCTTCTCCATACAACAATATACCTATTGGCGACTTTGCTAAAGATTCATCCTTCGGTGATGTAATGTATGCCAACATACAGGATGATAAAGCAGGAAGACTTAGAGATTACAGAATAATGGCTGCTTATTCAGAAGTAGCTGATGCATTAGATGAAATATGTGATGAAACTATTAACCCTGATGAGAGTGGTTGGATTACCAAATTACATCTTAAAGATATAGATTTAACGGTAGATGAAAAAGCTGAACTTGAAAAACAGTTTCATCGTTATACAGAATATTTCGATCTTAAAAATAGAGGTTGGCAATACTTTAGACAATTATTAGTTGAAGGTGAATTATTTTTTGAGTTAATTATTCATGAGGGATATCTTAAAGATGGCACATTAGGAGTAATTAATTTACCTGCTGAAATAATTGACCCTGTTTATAATAATATACAGAATATGCTAGTTAAGGGCTTTATATATAGAAAGCCTATTTTTAGTCAAGATAACCCATCAAAAGTTGAAAAGGTTGAATTTATACCAATGGATCAGAATCAGATTGTTTATATCAATTCTGGGGTCTATAATGAAACTAAAAATTTCGTAATTCCTTTCTTAGAAAATGGTAGAAGACCTTATAGACAGCTTTCTTTAATTGAAGATGCTATTGTAATTTATAGATTAGTAAGAGCACCAGAAAGATTAGTTTTTAATGTAGACGTTGGTAATATGGCTCCTCCTAAGGCTGAAGCTTATCTTAGAAAACTAATTCAAAATTATTGGTCAAGAAAAACTTTTGATGTTGATCAAAATGACGTAGTAAAAAAGTTTAATCCTCAATCAATGCTAGATGCTTTTTGGTTCGCAAAGAGACAAGGTTCAGAAGGCACTTCAGTTAATCAATTAGCTGGGGGAGCTAATTTAGGTGAATTATCTGATTTAATGTATTTCATTAAGAAGCTTTATAGATCTTTAAAAGTACCATCGATGAGATTAGATCCTAATGATCAAGCATCTGCTGACGGATCAACTATTCTTAGAGAAGAGTTAAAATTTGCTAGATTTATTATGAGACAGCAGCAACGTTTTGCTGCAGGTATCAAAAAAGGATTTGTTACACATTTAAAGTTCATGGACTTATTTAAAAAGTTTGAACTTAATGAACAAAATATTGAAATAGAATTTAACCCACCTACAAACTTTTATGAGTTAAGAGAAAATCAAAGATTAGAGCTTAAAGCTGGAAACTATAATAACCTAGCTGGTAACGAATTCGTTTCAGCCACTTATGCACAGAAAAAATATCTTGGATGGAAGGATAGAGATATTCTTGCTAATAGAGAGTTTTTAAGAAAAGATGCAGAGTTACAGTGGGAAATGTCTCAAATACAAGCTGCAGGCCCTGCTTGGAAAGAGCAAGCTGTAGCTGGCGAGGTAGCAGGTGCAACAGAGCCAGTTGGCGGTGAAGGTGGTGGTGTAAGCGGAGGTGCTAATGAGATACCTGAGTTTGGTGGAGGACCAGCAGATGTTGATGCTCCTGATACTGAAGGAGACGTAGAACCTGAAACTCCTGGAGACGACGCTGAGGTCTAATTAACTAGTAGAAGTATTAGAACTATAGAACTGTGTCCTATAATGTACTGTTGTAGTACCAGCACTAGTTTTAGCAGATACTTGATCTACGTTAGTTAACCCTCTAAAAGTAAATGATTCGCCTGCAGACAGAGCCCATCTGTATTCATCTTCTGGTACCCCTGCTGTATGTAATTCAGCTCTATCGTAGATATATAACATGCCGCCGCCCATATTGTGTTTAATTATTACTTCAGAGCACGGAAAGCCGCCAGCTGCTCCTCCTGATAACTTAATAAGTGATGTACTTATTTGCTGTTCGAAGCTACGACATTGATTTCTATTAAAATAAACTGTTCCTGCATTTGATGTTGGTGGTAATGCCATATATTTATTTATGCTCGAATAAATATTTTTATGGCACTCGCATGCACAATT